GTATGAATGGTCCTGGTCCTTTCCATGGTCATGCAGGTGAGAGTGGAGGTGGTACAGCATGGGCTAATGGCGGTGGTCCTAATCAGGGTGGCAATAGTGCTGGTGGTCCTTCTGGAGGAGGTGGCGGAATTACTGGTAATGGTGGCGGTCCTTGGGGCGGTCAGTCATTCCAGAGTGGTGCTCAAGGTGGTGGAAACCAAGGTAGAGGTGGCTTCGGCGGCGGAGGCGGCGGAGGCGGAACTAATGGTGCTGGTGGAGGCGGTGGCTACGGTGGCGGCGCTTCATCTAGATGGAGTTTCTATGGCGCTGGTGGCGGATCATATGTAGATCCCGAAGCAACATCTATTCAAAAACAAGCAGCAAACAAATCGGGTGGCGGAAAAATCGTTATTACTAAGCAATCATGACAAGATATATCAAACTAGTGGGTGGATATCAACCTCAAGAAATTACAATTGAACAATTAATTGAAGAATATCCAGATGTAGATTTTTGCGATTCTTATTATCAAAATTTGTCAGATGAAAAACTGGCAAAATACAATGTATATGAATTGCATACATCTCCCAAACCAACAATACCAGGAGAGTTTGTTGAAGGACCTCCACTTAAAATGGAAAGTGGACTCTGGATTCAAAATTGGGTCAGAAAGACTTCTGCACCTTGGCAATAAATAGATAATAATAGAATTTTTTTAAGAGAATGTCTGTCTTAAACGTAGATGAATTGTTCATCAATTCTAACTTGAATATTCCTTCTGTCACAGAAGCGCAACGAGACGCTATGACGAAGATTATTGGTATGGTGATTTACAATTCTACCAAAGGACAGTTTGAGGTTTGGACTGGCGACCCTGATTCAGAGGTTGAAGCAGATTATGGTGTAGGTTGGATTAGTTCTCCTGGTCCAGAATTATATGAGTTTAGCAGTGCAACTTTTACTACTGGTGGTCATACTGGACACACTGGTCCATCACTAGCACAAATCAGATCTGGACTTTCATCAAGTGGCAGTTGGAAAAATGATAGCAATTTTCTAAACGTATCTGGTGGTAAGATTTCATGGGCAGTTCCAAAGGATGGATCATATTCAATTGAATGTTGGGGTGCTCAAGGTGGTAGAAGTAATTGCTACGGTCCTAATGGTGGACAAGGTGCAAGAATGAAAGGCACTTTCAATCTCAATCAAGGTGATACCTTGTACATGATCATTGGACAAAGAGGCGGAAATAATTGTTATGACTGTGGTGGTGGCGGAGCAACTTATGTCTGCACTGCATCAAATGGTGGCGCATTGATTGTAGCTGGTGGAGGTGGTGGAGGATCCGCATCTGGTATGAATGGTCCTGGTCCTTTCCAAGGACACACTGGAACTACTGGAGGTGGTACAGCATGGGCTAATGGTGGTGGTCCTAATGCTGGTGGTAATGGTGCTGGTGGTCCTCCTGGCGGCGGTGGTGGTGTAACTGGTAATGGTGGCGGTCCTTGGGGCGGTCAGTCATTTAGCAATGGTGGTACTGGTGGCGGAAACCAAGGTAGAGGTGGATTTGGCGGCGGTGGCGGTGGTGGAGGCACTAACGGCGCTGGTGGAGGCGGCGGTTATGGAGGCGGCGCTTCGTCTAGATGGAGTTTCTATGGCGCTGGTGGCGGATCATATAACGGTGGAACTAGTCAAAATAATGCAGGAAATGTACAACAAAACGACGGAAAGATTATTATTATGTACACTGGAAATTGATAAATAGCATGGTATCATTAGTTTTTGATTACTATGGATCCCGCAACACTTAAGAAAAATTTTGAAGAGCAAATTGCTCAAACAGAAAAGCAAATTTCTGAACTAGAAGATAACCTCGTAAAAGCAAAAGAGTACAAGATTAAACTGCAAGGTGGTCTTGAAACTCTAGGTATTCTGGAAGGTGAAGGCGCTGCTCCTGAGGGAGAACCTGAAGCACCAGAAGAAGCATCTGCTGAATAAATACTAAATCCCTTCTTCCTAAATAGGTAAGAAGGGATTTTTTGTGTGTAATGGCATCTCCAAATTCAAGAGCTGAACTCATCACATATTGTAAGAGACAGCTTGGTGAGCCTGTCCTACAAGTAAATATTGATGACGAACAAGTCAATAACGTCATTGATGATACGTATCAGTTCTTTCAGGAGAACTGCTATAACGGTATGGAAAGATGCTATCTTACACACTCACTGACTGCTGATGACATCACTAGATTCAAAGCAACAGTAACAACCAGTAATGGAAATTCTGACTGGAATGAAGCAACAAACTACATTCCAATCCCATCTCATGTAACTGGTATCAGTAAAGTTTTTGGATTAGTAAGTAATTCAATTAGATCTAATCTCTTTGGTGTTGAATATCAATTGTATCTAAATGATCTCTATGCATTTGGATCACTAGATATTCTCAACTATTTTATGACTAAGCAATATCTAGAAACACTAGATATGGTTCTGAACAATGGTTCATTCCAGCAGTTCAGATTTACAGCACGTCGTGATCGTTTATATCTTGACGTGGATGCTGACTTCCTTGCAGAAGATAAGTATCTGCTGATTGAAGCACATAGGATGATTGATCCTACAGATGCTACAGAGATGAATAATGATCCTTTTGTTAAAAAATATGCTACTGCTCTCATGAAGAAGCAGTGGGGTATGAATCTAATTAAGTATAACAACGTCCAACTTCCTGGCGGTGTTACTCTTAATGGTAGAGAGATCTACACAGACGCACTTGCAGAGATCGAGAAGATCGAATCCGAAGTTCTCAGCAAGTACGCAATCCCACCAATGGATATGATCGGATAAAATGCCTACCAGTCCCTACTTTCCAACGTACTATCAAGGTCATAGTGGCGAACAGAATCTCGTTCAGGATCTTGTGGATGAGCAAATCAAACTGTTTGGTACAGACATATACTATATCCCTAGAGTAGTTCTCCAAGACAATACACTGGATGAAGTTAGATACTCCAAGTATCAAGAGCAATTCCAGATTGAGATGTTGTTGCAGAACGTCATGGGGTTTGGCGACAATGCAGAATTTATTAGTAAGTTTGGTCTAAGAATTACAGATGAGATTATCTTCCGTGTCTCTACAAGACGCTGGGATGAAGAAGTAGCAGAGCATAGTCCAACCCTCACCATTAGCAGCAGACCTAATGAGGGAGACTTATTATACTTCCCATTGACACAGGACATCTACGAAATCAAGTTTGTTGGTAAGGAAGAACCATTCTTCCAGTTTGGCAAGATTCAATTTTATGCTATCACCGCTGAGATCTATGAGGTTGGCAGTGATACATTCGAGACAGGCGTTGAGGAGATTGACGACATCGAACAACTCTTTGATCCCGCTATCCAACTATTCATGGATCCTGGTGGATCGGGAGACTTCCAAGTTGGTGAAGAAGTGGTTGGTGATGAATTCCTAGCAAAAGCAACATCAACTATTACAGGAGATGCTGTTACTAGTATAACTATTACCGATGGTGGATCACACTACAAACAAGGCACACCACCATCAGTAACTATTACAGGAGATGGAAGTGGAGCAACTGCAACCGCTACGGTTAGTAGCACAGGCATTGTTAATGGTATTACTATCACTAGCGGTGGGTCAGGTTATACTACTGCACCTACTGTCGTCATTGACTACTCGCCTAAAGACAACAGAGCAGAGGTCAAGTCCTGGGATAGCACAACTAGATCTCTCCAAGTCATCAACAGAACAGGAACCTTCACTACTGATGAAGTAATTACTGGTCTAACTTCAGGTGCTAAGTGGAGTCCTGAGACATTTGACACTCTAAATAATACGAACAGCACGGTAGATCAGAACAGACAGATCGAAGATAGTGCAGACAACATTATCGATTGGACTGAAGGTAATCCATTCGGTGAATATGGTAATCAGACAGGTAGCTTCTAATGTTAGGATCACATTTTTATAATCAAATTGTTCGTAAGAACATTATTGCGTTTGGTACGCTCTTCAATAATATTGAGATGAAGAGTACAGATCCTAATACAGGTGAAGTATTAGAAACCCAGAAGGTTCCCCTCAACTATGGACCAAAGCAAAAGTTTCTGGTTCGTCTTGCAGAGAATAACGCATCCAGTAAAGTGGCAATCACATTGCCACGTATTTACTTTGAGATGAATGGCATCGAATACGATTCTACCCGTAAGACATCACCAATTCAGCAATACAAAACGATCATTGCTGATAATGGTAATG